AGAATAACGCTATATTGATGAAACATTAGAGTTAATTGATAACCTAACACTTTTAAATAGCAATTATGTATCCCATAATCCGGATACGGGAAATAAAAATAACATCATAGAAAGATTAAAAACTTGTAATTCTTATCATAAAAGATTTGGATATAAATAAAATCTTTTTTACATTTTAAAAAAAATAAATTATGGCTAAATACCAAAGACAAATGAATATAGCACTTGCTCGATTAGATCAAGGCTTATCTTCTCTTTATCAATTAATAAAAAGAGGAAAAAATAAAGAAGCTCTCCATTTTATGGAGGAGGGATTAAAAGAGAAATACGAAAACCTGGAAAATATTATTAATATTGAACCAGATGGCGAAGGTCCTAAAATAGGTCATTTAAGATGATAGGAGCAGAACAAATTAAAGTTAATTTTGAAACCTTTAATGGTGTTTTAGAAGCTAATTTTGAAGATGAACGTTTAGAAAAACTTAAGACACTCACTGAATGTCTTAAGGAACGAATAATGTTTGCCCCCGCATCTACTAAAGATTGGTTTAATAATGCTTTTCCTGGTGGTTATTTAGATCATGTATTAAGAGTAAATAAAATAGCTAATCAACTCCATAAATTATATGCATTTCATAATGCTAATGAATCTTACACAGGTGAAGAACTTAATTTTGTATCTTTATTTTGTCAGTTAGGTAAATTAGGTGATTGGAATAATGAATATTTTACTAAAAACGATTCTGATTGGCACGTTAAAAATTTAGGTATGGTATATAAATTTAATGAGAATGTACCTGCTATGAAAATTTATGATCGTACAATATATCTTTTACAAGATGCTGGAATTAAAATTTCACATAATGAATATTTAGCTATTCGTAATCAAGAAGGGTTATTTGATGAAAGTAATAAATTTTATTTTTATAGTGGGCAAAAAGAAACTAAGTTTAGAAACCACCTTCCTTTATTAATTCATCAAGCAATCCAAACAGCACAAGAAATTGAATTTCAAATGTGGAATTCTAAAAATTCAGTTGTACCAAAAGAATCTAAACCCGCAAATGCCTCCAAAGCTGATAAGACTATAAGGAAGGCTAAAGCGATAAACGTAGAAAATAATCCTAATTTCAACGAAAAAACTAAATCAATTATCGATTCATTCTTTGTAGACTAATGGAAATTATAATTGCAATATTATCAGCCCTATTAATTACTACAGGGATAGCTATAAGAAATCTTCTTAAGAAAAACGAAATATTAGAAGATTTTATAGCATCTCAAAGTGAAGCCATAGATAAATGTAATCAAAGATTAACTCAAATCGATGATAAAGGATGGTTCAAAGCAGATGATGAAATAGGTTGGTTTTTTACCGAAGTTAAGAAGATCCAGGAGGCATTAAACGAATTTCGCCTCCGTTAATTTAAATGGCAAAAAGGGGAAGAAAAAGTAAAAGACTATATTTTACAGAAGATACAGAATTAGCAATAGTAGAATATTTAGCTAGTGAAGATCAAGACGAAAGAAATAAGATTTATAACAGAAGGATACATTATTCATTTTATAAATTAGCAGAAAATCTTATACATACTTTTAAATTTTATTATACTGAAGTTGATGACCTTGAAGATTTAAAGCATGAGGTCATCTGCTTTTTATTAGAAAAACTTCATTATTTTAAAGTTGGAAAAGGTAAAGCATTTTCTTATTTTAGTATAGTAGGAAAAAATTATCTTATTCTTTATAATAATAAAAATTACGCTAAAAAGAAAATCAAAGCAGATCTATTAGAAGTAGATACAGACGATAATATATTAAGTGAATTTGAAAGAAAAGAGATTAGAAACGAAAAAAAAGATTTTTTAGATCTATATATTAAGTATATGGATGGAATCTTATTAAGTACTTTTAAAAAACCAGAAGAAATACAAGTAGCTGATGCAGTACTTACTGTATTTAAAAAGAGAGAATCTTTAGAAATTTTTAATAAAAAAGCAATATATATTTATATTAGAGAAATAACCGGTTTAGAAACACCTATTATTACTAAAGTAATAAAAGTAATGAAAAAAATATTCCAAAAATGTTATTCTCAATATCTTGAAACTGGATATATTTATAAATAATGAGCAATCCACTTGATACAGTATTATTTGAGGGAAAAACATCTTCTGATGTCTTTAAGGAAATTTATACTAATAGTAAAAAGAAAGACAAACAAATAAATTCTTTAATTGCTGAATTAAAACCATTAATTCAAAATATTGGAGACGCCCCTGTAGTTGTTCCTCTTATTAAAGAATATTTAGAAGTAAGTGTAAAAAATGATGAACATCTTATTAAGATGATGGCTGTTATTCAGCGTATAGGTAATAATAATAATTCAAATGGTGGCGACTCATTACTTACAGATGAAGAATTAAAACAACTTCAACAAATAGCCGAAGAAGTAGCTGCAAATGAGTACAAGAAACCAAACCAATAATCCTTCTTCTAAAAAAGATAATAGGAGAACTCCTGAAGGGAAACAATTTGTTGAAGCAAGAGTTGTTGACTGTATAAGAGATTCAGATCATCCTTATTATACTGGGCCGGATTCTTTAGGTACTATATTTTATGATAAAGTAAGATTTAGAAATTCCAATAAAGGAAATCTTGATAGACTGAATAGAGCTAAACCTTTATTTACTTTTATAAAAAGATATCCTATTAAAAATGAAATAGTTCTTATTCTTAATACAACCGGAAGAAATATATATAGAAAAACAAAAGGAGACGGTTCTTTTGTAAAAACATATTATTTATGTGAAGTAAATGTGTGGAATAGTTCTCACCACAATGCTTTACCGGCTTCAGAAGATATATCGGGTTCACCTAACAATGCTGGAGAAGCTACTGTAGGTATTCAACAAAATACATCTACTACAACTACCCAAAGGGGTGAAGTAGGTCCTACTAAAATAGTTAATGAAAAAATAACTCAAAAAGATGATGGGATGTACACTGCTACCATAATCTTAGAATCACTAACCACAGGAGATCAGGCAACGGGAGTGGGAGAATCTCTTAATGAGGGAATAGCAACATCTAAAGCCAGACTCCAAGCAGAAAATCAACTTAAGACCCCTACTACATCTCAAAATACTTCCAAAAATGAAACAACAGGTGATTTTGTAGAAAACGAAAATTCATCCGAATTAGTAGCTTTTGATCACACTGTAATACAAGATAGACAAGGAGCAGCTATAAGATTAGGTTCATCTACAGCTAATGGTAAAAACAATTGGTCAAATAATGAAAGTGAGGGAGAACCTATAGTTATTATTTCAAATGGAGTTGCTGACAGTGAAAGTACGACGCAAGTACAAGTAGAAAGTATAAATAATTTAAACACAGCTGTTGTACAACTTTCAAATCAAAATATAGATGATCTTACAGTATCAAGTACAAATGTGGATTCAGTAGGAGTAACATATGAACCTCCTTCAGGTGAAAATGTAATAATAGAAGATATACCACCACCCCCAATTGAAGGAGAAGAAATTGTAACTGATGCAGAATTAGAGGAAACATTTCAATCAACACCTGATTCTGATGTTGTAGAAGAAACAGTGCAAAAAGATTCTCCTCCAGAAATAGATGAAGTAGGAGTATATGATGATCCCATATTTGCATTATTAGATGAAGCACAACTTGAAGGCGAACTCACTTTTGTAGAAACAGATTATGATGTAGCCGGAACAGAGGCCACGGAAGGTGAAGAAGATAATTTTGGTAATATTGTACCAACGAATGATGCCGCTGCTGATTATCCTAATAGTAATGATGCAGCTGTAAGTTCCCCAGGGGCGCGTGCAGTTGTAAATAGACAACCTGTACTTTTAGTTAATAAGAATGGAGCACAGCACATAACCCCACCACCAGATCCGGGATTAACAATGAAAAGGACTAGTAGAACAATAAAATATATATTCGTTCACACATCCGCGGGAAATCAAGATAGAATCCCATCAGATACCATGAATTTTTTCTTTAGACCTAATATTTCTAAGGATGGAACAAAAGGAGGACCTAAATCGGAGGGTGGGGATGGAAATTATTATGGAAGATTTTGGGAGTTTGGTGGATATCATTGGATGGTAGAAAAAACAGGAGGTTTAGCTACTAGATTGTATCCAGATTCTCAAGTAACAAATGGTGCAGGAAAGGCTGACGTAAATAAAGATCCAAACCACATTGATCCAATAACTGGAGAAATAGAATCCCTGTCATCACCATGGAACGACATTTCAATTCACTTAAATTGGATGGGAGGGAGAAATGTAGGGGATCCTATTAAATCCTGTAATATAACTCAAGAACAAACCTATACTTTATCTAGATTAATAAAAAAATATTTAAATCTATACCCAGGATCACAAGTTATAGGACATAATCAAGTTAAAAGAAAAGAATGCCCATGGTTTTCGGTACCCCAATTTGCAAAAAACATAGGCATTCCAGACACTAGAATAAATACATCACTTCCTTTACTGTTTAATGCAAGTAGTTCAGACCCAAAGGATTTTACCCTAGAGAAAGCAATACAAAACGCAAATAGAATATCAAATGGCATTTAAACCAGAAGCACCAGATAGATATATAGGTAAGCAATTAATATTTAATAGTAATGGAAGAATTCTTCTAAATGCTGAAGAAGATCAAAATTTATTTTCTAATAAAGGATTCTTATTTTCTACTAATGGAGAATTTCATTTTAATACATCTACCCAAAATGATAGTAAATTTGTAGTAAACTCACCTAAAATACAACTAGGTATAGATTCTGGGGGTACTACTACATCAAACCCAGCTGTAAAAGGAAATGAATTAGAAAAAGTATTAAATGAAGTATTAGACATTATAGATAATATGTATAAGGTAGACCTTATGCTTTTAAATCCTATAGCTCCTCTCGCGGGTCCTTGTGCTCCAGATGCTGCTTTTGCAGCAAAAACTCAAGCAGCACAAGGTAAAATCACGTCCCTTAAACAGAGACTAAAAGAAATTAAGAGTGAAAAAGTATTTTTAACATGATTTTAAAAGCTTTCACCAATGCAATATCAGAAGCTACTTTAGCTTTAGAATCGGCAAAAGATAAAGTCCGATCAGCAGGATCTGATTCTAAGGCTAGTAAATTGTTTAAATCACAAGTTGAATCTCAACTTCCCCAGCCCTCAAGTATAAAACAACAATTAACTACTCAAATTAATAATCCTGATGATTTAAAAGAAATTGAAAGAAGATTTAAATTAATTAAAAAAAAGTGCCAAGGTGTTAAAGGTATAGTAGGAGGTAAAAAAGATCAAGTTGATCAAATTAAATCTGAAACAGGTAAAGTATTTAGCTCTTTCATTAATTTAGCTGTTGCTATTAAAATAGCAACTAATTATTTACCAACCATAAAGGGAATAATCACCGGAGGAAAAACAGGTTTAAATGTTTTACCAATGTCCATACCATATGTAGGTAGTCCTGTCCCAGGATCAGGTGGTAAAGCTATAATTAGCTTGGATGATGCAATAAAAGCAGCCGAATCAAAAATACAAGAATTTGATGCTATAAAAGAAACAATACCTAAGGTTAAAGATCATATAGAAAAACAAACAAAACCTATAGATGATACATGTGATTCTGCACTTGAATCTTTAAGTAATATAGAAAATAGAATACAAGCAACTTGTGATTATGCTGATTTGACATATTTGCAAGTAGTATCATTCTATAGTAATTTATTAGATAGTGATGATGATGAAACTACTATTCAGTTTGATAATCCCGAAGAAATACTAGATAATTTAGAAGATTCTAATAAATCAAAATTCTTTGAATTCATAGAAAATATTGAAACTAAAGAAACAGGCTACAGAATAATTAAAAAGTGATATATTTATTAAAAACCAATACTAATGAAATTAAGTGCATTTGAAAAAGTAATCAGAAAAGTTGTGCGAGAAGAAATAGATTACGCATTAAGACGTGAAATCGCACTATTAAGAGAAGAATTAACTAAACCTAATAAGGACACCCAAATTACGGAATCTAATAATTCTCCTGTAAAAGAAGAATTCAGACAAAAAATCCAACAGCAAATGCCCACTTTCAACACAGGAAATGGAACATTGGATTCTTTATTATCGGACACAGCATCAACTCCTACACCTGAAGAAACATTTTCAGCGAATGATCCTGTAAATAGTTTTATTAATAGAGATTATGGCCCCTTAATGGAAGCTATGGAAAAGAAAAAAGAACATTTTAGACCCTAATGGCTATAAGATTTAAACCAAGAGAAACTATTGAGATTAAACCTATTGATCTACAACCTAAAAAGGCTTTAGGTGTGAGATTACCATTCTCATCTTTTGGGAATCCCTTTACTTCAAATTTTACTACTAAAGATCAAATTAAAAGTAACTTAGTTAATTTATTATTAACTAATCCTGGAGAAAGATTCAATGAACCAACATTTGGTGTAGGTGTTTTTCAACAATTATTTGAACAAGAAATAAATTCTGAAGTCTTAAAAACTAAAATACAACGTCAAACTGAATTATTTATACCAGAAATAGAAGTATCTCAAATCCAAGTATCTCAAGAGGAACACCAAGCTCTTTTTAAAGTATTTTATACTATATTAATAAATAATACTATAGATGCAGTAACAATAACACTAAACTAATGGCATATTCTAAAGTAAATAATACTAGTAATAAATCTATTAATTATTTAAATAAAAACTATAATCAATTAAAACAACAATTAATTGATTTTGCTCAAATATATTATCCTAATACTGCTAATGATTTCTCTGAAGGAAGTCCAGGTATGATGTTTTTAGAAATGGCAGCCTATGTAGGCGATATACTATCTTTTTACACGGATACTCAAATACAAGAAACTTTACTTGAATTTGCCCAAGAAAGAGAAAATTTATTTGCGTTAGCTTATACTTTGGGATATAACCCAAAAGTAACAAACGCATCATCAGTAGATTTAGAAGTAAGTCAAACAATACCGGCTACAACTGATGGCCCTGATTGGAGATATGCTTTAACTATTAAAGAAAATTCTATTTTTGCCCCCGAAACCCAAACTGATATAGAATTTTTAACCCAGGATGATATAGATTTTAATTTCTCTTCATCATTTTCTCCCACGGATGTTACTATTTTTAGTATTAATACTGTTACTAACCAACCTTTAAAATATTTAATCACTAAAAAAGTTAAAGCAATTAGTGCTAAAAGAAAAACCCAAACATTTAATGTAGGAGTACCAGAAAGATTTTTAAAATTAGAAATTAATGATAATAATATTATAGGAATTGAAAGTATAATTGATTCTAATAATGATAAATACACTGAAGTAGATTATTTAGCACAGGAAACTGTATTTGAAGAAGTAAGAAATGTTGAAGTTAATGATCCTAATTTATCTCAATACAATGGAAGTACTCCTTATTTACTTAGAACTAAAAAAGTACCTAAAAGATTTATAACTAGGTTTAAAGCTAATGATAATCTTGAAATAAAATTTGGAGCAGGTATTTCAGATTCTGCTGATGAAGAAATAATTCCTAACCCAGATAATGTAGGTTTAGGAATAAATGATGGTAGAAGTATGTTAGATAAAGCTTTTGATCCATCTAATTTTTTATACACAAAAACTTATGGAGAAGTGCCTTCAAATACTACCCTCACTGTTACTTATTTACAAGGAGGAGGTGTAGGAAGTAATTTTAGTGCGAATTCTATAACAAGAAAAGTCACAGTAAATACACAAAATAATACAGCAGGTATAGATACCAGTGATCAAGTAACATCAATCACAGTAAATAATCCATCTCCTGCTAATGGAGGTGGAGATGGGGATTCTAATGATGATATTAGGTTAAATGCAGCTTCTAATTTTAGTGCACAACAAAGAATAGTAACTAAGGATGATTATATATTTAGAACTTTAATAATGCCTCCTAAATTTGGTAAAGTAGCAAAAGCATATATAAACCAAGACGATCAAATTTCAGCAGAAACTTCAAAAAGAATATCTAACCCTAATGGACTTAATCTATATACATTAGGTTATAATGCTACTAAAAGTTTAGTAAACTTAAATATAGCAGCAAAAGAAAATTTAGCTACGTATTTAGAACAATATAGAATGTTAACTGATTCTATTAATATTAAAGATGCATTTATAATTAATCTAGGATTAGATTTTGTTATCACTAGTTTTAGAAACTATAGTAATACAATAGTATTAACAAGATGTATTGATTCTTTAAAAGAATATTTCAATATAGACCGGTGGCAAATAAATCAACCTATTATTATAAGTGAAGTAATAAATAATTTAGCCCAAGTAGAAGGTGTACAGACTGTTGAAGAAGTTACGTTTAATAATAAATTTGGTGAAATATTAAACTATTCAAAGTATAAGTATGATTTAGAACAAGCTACTATTAATGGAGTTATATACCCCTCATTAGATCCTTCTATCTTTGAAATTAAATACCCTAATAACGATATAAAAGGAAGAATCAAAACTTACTAAATATGGCATATTACTTTTTATTTCCCGAAAAAGATGCAACTATATATTCTCATCCCTCGAGAATAGAATTAAATAGCAGCATAGATGAGATCCTAACAATATCTCATGAACAACACATTACTTCTGCTAGTAGATATCCTTCAAGAATACTAATTAAATTTAATAGTGATGAAATAGTTTCTATTATTGATAGTAAAGTTACAGGTGAATTTTCGGCTAGCTTAAATTTATATTCTACTGAACACCAAAATTTGGCTTTAGACCAACATTTTGAGGTATTCCCTCTATATCAAGATTTCAATAATGGTACTGGGAGATTTCAAAATAACCCTATAACTAGTGATGGTGTTTCTTGGAAGTATAGAGATAATAGCACTACCCAAACAGCGTGGAAATCTACTAATTTTGAGGGAACAAGAGCAACAGCAAGTTACTCTGGATCTTCAATAGGTGGTGGAGCATGGTATACAGGTTCTGGATTTATGGTAACAAGATCTTATGGTTACGGTGATGAATTAGACTTATCTTTTAACATTACTTCACCAGTACTTAAACACTATAGTTCTAGTAAATTTAGCACTGAATATCCTAATGGTATTACAAACCATGGTTTTATACTTAAAAGATCCCAATCACAAGAATTTGATGGTCTAGATAATGGAACTTTAAATTTTTTCTCTTTAGATACTCACACTATATATCCACCTTATTTAAATATATCATGGGATGATTCCATATATGATAGTAGTTCATTTAGTGAGGATAAGATAAAAAAGACAGGAGAATGTTATGTTACCCTAAGAAATAATAAAGCTGAATATAAAAATATTGAAGAAAAAAAGTTTAGACTAAATGTTAGACCTTTATATCCAACTAGAAAATTTGTAACTTCTTCAAACTTCTTAGATACACATTATTTTACTAGTAAATCATTTTACTCACTTGAAGATTATGCTACGGAAGAAGTAATAATTCCGTTTAGTAGTCATAGTAAATTAAGTGCAGATTCTGAAGGAATGTATTTTAACTTACTTATGAATGGTTTACAAGCTGAAAGATACTATAAACTTCTATTTAAACATGAAAACGAAGATGGTATAACAGTTTATGATGACAATTATTATTTTAAAATAATTAAATAATGGCAACTTCACCTTATAGAAATTCAAAAATAGAAGGAAGATCTAATCCTAGGGGTTTACCAAGAAGTAGACCTCAAGTATCTACAATTGAAGATAGACCAACCCAAGATGTTCCTCTAGTCCCATCATTAGATGATGTTGATATTTTTGAAAAAAGTACTATTAAATTAGATAGACAAATATTTTCAAAAGAAAGTTTTAATAAACAAATAAATACTTCTTTTGAAGAATTACAAACAAAAGAAGAAACATTTTCCCCAAAACAATTTTTTGAATTATATGATTCTATATTTTTCAATATCCCTAAATTAGGTACTACTTCCCATGCCCAATTAATTTCTAGGAGCAGAGAATATTTAAAAGGATTCAACATCACAGATCCTAAAGATGAAAGAATAAATAATCTATTAGATCAAATAGCTGAATTAGAACAAGCTCTATTACAAGCTAATCAGGCTGATCCTGAACATCCCTTTTTTAGAAATGGTACAATAGTATCTAAAAAAGATTCACCTGATTATTTTTATATGGATAAGGGATTTAAAAGACAAATTAATTATACTGAAGATTTTCATAGACTTTTAATTAAGGTCTTAGGATATAATGCAGATGATCATCCTGATGGCGATAGGTGGTACCCATATGCATCAGCTGAAATGCTTTCTTCTATAAAAACAGGTCCACGTTTATCAGAAGATAATTTTGAACAAGGGTCTTATATAGAAGATGGTGAATTATTTGTGGGTGTCCCAGTAGATAATAATACTAAAGATGCTAAGATACAAAGATTAGAAGCACGAATTCGTGAAATAGAACAAGGTGATTTTAGTTCTTTACCTGCATTAGATGCAATTAGTATAGATTCATCCGAAATTAATGGTATAGCTACTAATATAGCAGATGATTGTAGAGCTTTCTTTGATCTTCTTTTAGCACCACTACCAGGTGCTATAAGAAACAATGATAAAGTTAAAGAACTTAGGGATTCAGTCGTAAATAAAGTTAAGGATAAAACAAATATAGTTTTACAAAGTCAATTAAATTTCGCTAATACAGAGGGATGATTATAGGAGAAAGAGAAATAAATAATTTAGGTAACATAAATCTTCCTACTAAAACTTTAGTTAGAAAGTTTGGTAAAATCGAAGATAATGTAGAATTATATGTGTATGATTTAAATAATACACTTTTAACCCAAGAAGAAGATTTTAGAGGATATAGACCACCTGATATAATAAGTGATAAAGATGGTTTATATAATGAAATTAATATAGATTACACAGAAACATTAAGAAAATTAGGATTCACTAGTGGGCAATATAGATTAGAATTAGGATTTTATAGAAAACTTATATTAGATACTCTTGCTAAACCCTTTTATATCAGTGAAGTATCTCCTTCGGGTAAAGAAATTAAAATAAAAAGCGATTTATTATCGGATAGTGATGTAATTAATGGTATTAATCAAATATCAGGTATTTTAAATTCTTCTGTTTATTTTAGAGAAATATTATTAAATTTTAGTCGTAATAGAAAATCCACAGCAATTAATTTTAATATAGATGCAGTATCTGAACCAACAGAAGTACTAATAAAATTATATGATCCCTTACCTACTAATATAGGAGTAGGTGATAGGTTTAGAATGTCAGAAGAGATCATTAATCCTGTATCTATCACAGTAGATTTAGGAACACCTACTTTAGACACATTAATTGAAGGGGAAGAAATTAAAGGACCAAATTTAAGAATAGACACTAGACTTAATTCAAGTAAACCATCAGTTTACAGAAATTATGATCAATTATTAGGAAGCTCAGTAAGTTCATCATTCCATAATATTAATAATTATTTATCATCTAGTTTAGAATTAGCTATAGATTTTTCTGATACAGATACTGAAACTGGATATCATTTTGAAAATTTTATTCATTTTAGTTCTGCCACTGAAAGATTAAAAAACTTTAATTATAAATTAACACTACTAAAGGGATATGATAATGACATAAACGACATTGATACTTTAACGGGTCCCCAAACATCTTCAGTTTCTGTCATAGCAGAAAGGAATAATATAGAAAAAAAGAAAAAAAACTTAATTGGTGGATTTGATTCATACGAAAGATTTTTATATTTTGAATCTGGAACTTATTCTTGGCCTAAAAGTAATTCTGCAAAACCTTATACCCTATACTCAGTTGATTCTAGTCAAGCAAAAGAATGGTTAGGTAGTGAAATAGATACAAATAACTATTATGGGGGTCAATTATTAAGCGCATCACAATATGATGATATTAATATTCATAATTTAAAAAACACATTACCTGAATTTATATTATCAAACACAGATAATGCTCAGTATGTTTTATTTGTTAATATGGTTGGAGAACATTTTGATAAAATTTGGATTTACATAGATCATATAACTAAACAAAATCAGGCAGATAGTAAATTAAATAGAGGAATCTCAAAAGATCTAGTATACGATGTACTAGAAAAAGCGGGGTTAAAAGTATTTGATCAGTTTGAAAATGAAAATTTATTTTCATACCTAACTGGAGATGAAGGTGCTAATGGGATTTTTCAATACCAAGCTCCTGTATCACAAAGTATGATAAGTGCTTCAAATGCAGGTTCAATTCCTAAGGGTGATATTACAAAAGAAATATGGAAAAGATTACATGATAATTTACCTTACCTTTTAAAAACAAAAGGTACTGAAAGAGGCATGAAAGCACTCATATCATGTTATGGAATACCTGAAAGTATTCTTCATGTAAAAGAATATGGAGGACCTACAGTAGATAAAACTGGATTTAGAACTTTTTCTTATAAGAAAAAAAGTAAAATGGGCGCTCCAAATGGTACTTCAGCTGTCCTTCAATCACAATTAATTCCTAATACTACTAAAACTATACAAACTAGATTTTTACCTACTAAAGGATCTACCACAGCATTTGATATTATGTCAATAGCCCCTTCGGCATCCGCTAATGATGTAGTTATAGGCATTTCTCAAAGTTTTAATAATTCAAAAATTAACTCTGCTTCTTTTGCCCATTTAGTTATAGCATCAGGATCTTTAGCAGATTCATCTGCTGGAAGAATAAAAGTAATAACTGGAAGTTTATTAGGTCCTATTTTTAATGGGGATGTTTGGAATTTATCTGTTAGATTAAATAGTAGTTCCGCTGAGGGAAATACAATTGAAGCTTTTGCTACTAATACGACATTTAATAAAAATACTTATGTTTTATCTTGTAGCATGGCAGCTTCTGGATTTTTCACATCTATGGATAGTGCTAAAACTAGAGTAACAATTGGTAGTGCCTTCTCTATAGGTTCCCATGCTATCTCGGGTTCATTAATAAATCCATTCTCGGGTAGTGTACAAGAATATCGAGTATGGACTGAAAAACTAAGTAAAAATACAATAGTAACTCAATCTTTATCGCCATTTAATTATGATGGAAATAGCATTAGTTCTAGTTTTGAAAAATTAATCCAAAGAGTCCCTATAGGCTCTGATTACAATAATATTATTTCAGGGGATATTAATAATGCACCAAATAAAAGTTTTAGGAATTTATATAGTGCATCAATAGGATTAGGAGCAACTCCAATAACAACTTTTGTGGAAGAAACTCATCACTTAACTACACCAGATACTGTAGGTAAATCTATGGTATCTGATAAGGTTAGATTAGATACGGGCACAGTAGAAGATAATATCCTTTCACCTTTTATAAGAAGTGAAGAATCCGTGCAAGATAGACAACCAAATGATTTTTCTGATTTAGGAGTATTTTTCTCACCAACTTTTGAGGTTAATGAAGATATAATTTATACTTTAGGTGGTTTTAGAATGGATGATTACATAGGGGATCCTAGACACTACACAGCAAGTAGTTATCCAGATTTAGACACTCTAAAAGATATATATACTCAAAAAATAGAAAATAAAGTAATAAATATTTTTGACTATTTAAAGTTAATTCAACAATTTGATCATACTTTATTCAAAATGATTGAACAATTTGCCCCTGCAAAAGCAAATCTCAAAACAGGATTAGTAATAGAACCTCACTATTTAGAAAGATCTAAAGTTAATGGAGCTTATTTTACAATTGATCCAACTTCTTATAACGCTTCAATATCAGGAAATCTTCCCCCTGTTACCTCTGAATATTTATTAAATGAATCTACAATAGATATATATGATGTAATAGTAAGTGGTTCTGGTGGAGAACTTGAAAATAACGCCATTTATGGTGTAAGAAGTGATAAGTTCTTCAGAAGAATTCGCCCATATAACCAATATGCAGAAGATGTTGTAACAAATCCAATTACTAATGTAATAACAGGTTATGACCCTACTGAAGGAAAATAATGTTAATAGATAAAATATGCCAGATCCAATAGAATATCTACCCCAACCCCCCTCGGCTCCTCAAAACCCTTCACAACAAAGTTTTATAGCTAAGAAAGATATAGGAGGATTAGATTTTACGGTTGAATTTAATGATAGTGTTTTATCCACTAAAGGATGGAGCAATCCCAGATACTCTGGGAGCTTAATTATGACTCAAAAATTAAATGAATTCACACAAGGAGATATTACTTATGGAAAGTCTATAGGAATACAAAAATATACAACAAATATATATCTTGGTAGTGCTATAGTAAATCTAAATGATACTAATGACCCTACTATATTAAGATTTCCATCATCATCTTATGTAACTATACGAAGTGCAATTACTGTAAATTCAAGAGATCTGGACGTTAATTTTTTTCAATTTGATGGGAATGATAGTGGTTCTAAAATAGGTTTTTATAGAACTTTTTTTGAGGATTTTCCTGAAGGTGAAGATATAAGCATTAGACTACTAGATGATACTGTACCAAATTTTCTAAAAGACAAATACAATGTATTCTTTAATGCTGGTAGATTACAACGAACACTAACCTTATCTAATGATGGAGATGGTGGCCAAATAACATTTACAGGCAATGGTATGAGATATGCCCAAACTGCTGCAGCTTATACAGCAAGTGCTACTCTAAGTTCTCAAAACTATGCTGTTACTAGTCATTTTAACTATCCTGATTCTAGACCAGGTAATTTTACTTCAGGATCTGCAGGTTCCCCAATTACAACTATAGGGGTATTAGATAATTTTTTTGACAATATTAACTCTTCTAGTTTAGATAGATATTTTGTCACAGTAGGTACAGATAGCCCTTTTAGCTTTTTAGAAAGATCTAAAGATTTTGAAAACAGAAGAGGATATTATACTTATGAAATTCAAAAGAAACACCCAACTCTTAGTAGGGTTCTTATTTTTAGTAGAAAATTTGGCTTCAGTTCTGATGATGTTGATGGTAAAATCACAACTAATAAACAGGGATATAAAATATCTAAATTAAATGATTCTGTACCCTGCCTATTATTAGAATTAGATTCCGAAAATCAATTACCCTCAGGAATAGGAGAGGCACCATTTATAGTTATACCACATAACCTCCATCCATTTATTAAAGATAATATAACATTTTTCTTAAGGAGAGCAGGTATAAGGACAAATAGATTTGGTATCCTCGGAGGTGGTCCTCGCACCGGCCCAACACTTGATACTAAAAATCAAAAATTAATATAACTTTCTAAAAAAATTATATATTTATAAAAAAACAAACAATGGGATATTTAAATAATACTTCTATAATAGTAGATGCTATTTTAACAAAAAAAGGAAGAGAGCTTTTAGCTAGACAAGACGGATCATTTCAAATTACACAATTTGCTTTAGGAGATGATGAAATTGATTATACATTATTCAATGAAAGCCATCCTAATGGATCACAATTTTCAGGAGAAGCAATAGAAAACATGAATGTCATAGAAGCTTTTCCAGATGACAATAACATTATGATATCTAAATTAGTCACTTTACCTAGAGGCACAACAAAAATGCCTGTGGTAACCGCTAATGTATCAAAAATACAGTTATCATTAGGATCAACAACTAATGTGAATCCTGAGACTTTAAATTTAAATGGAGTAGCAACCTTAAGGGAGTCAGGAGGATACTTAGCTACTATAGCTGATAGGAGATTATTAACAACATTTAGTGGTGTTGGAACTACCGGAAACACTACTTCTACCCAAAGACCCTATTCTAATAGTTCACTCGCAGAAACTATTAGAGGAACAAGTTTTACCTTAACAGCTATTAGTGCTACATCTTTATTTGGCAATAATAATAGATTATTAACTTCTATTACACTTGAAGGTATAGACAGTGGTGCGAGAGTAACAATACCCGTGGAAATTACTAAAGAAGTAATCGCAACAACTTCTACAGGAGCAGAAACAGGAGTAACCTTAACATAATAAAATATGCCTACATACTATAGATACGCATCAGATGACGTTGTAATATCAACAGATAAATTAGCAACATCTACATGGACAAATAACGTAAATAATTTACAAGTTGCATTCACTTCTAGTACCCAAGCTACTTTTTCAAGCCCCACTTCAAGTGGAGCTTTCAGAATAGATGTATATAATCAGTCAGCATCTTTACCTGCGGCTGAAATACAATATGCACTTTCATATGGACATAGAAGGGGAAGTGGCTCATTAGATTTTACTAATGACACAGGTTCATTTGGACTAAGCCCCTCTAGAGACATATATTCACAATATAGAAATTTAGTTTACGGTACTGAATTAACTGATTTTACATTTAATACTTCTACACCAGATGATATATTTGTTCTCAATGTACAAAGATCTAGGTATAGACAAAATTTAAAAGCAGGTACTTTAAATTTAACGATAAAAGGAGATGGTACCAACGCCAACGCCAAAGGTTCGGGAATACTTAAATTAACCGATGATTCTATAACTAAAACTGGAAGTGCTGTAATTACTAATGTAGGAAGACAATTCAATTTAGTATCTGGATCAAATGGTGTAATGTCAGGAAGTAATTTACAACAAACTATATTTGGAAGCTATGGATTTGTTTATCCTGATGCAGGTTTTATAGTATTTAATGCAGCCGCAATAAGTGCCTCTGCAGGTCTTGTAGTAAATAAAAGTAGTAATGCTGGAGGAAAAAACCACCAAGCTCTTTTTAATGCAATATCTGCATCAGCCACTGCTAATTTTGTTTTAGATTCTGAAGAAAAAGTAACCTCACAATATTATTTTACCCGAGTAAGAAACCAAGAATTTAACTACACTACTAATGCCTCTTTTATTGAAAATGATGGAACCCTTTCTTTTAGTTCAATGAATGATAATCCAAGAGTTTACATAACCACTGTTGGATTATATAATGATAATAACGAATTAGTAGCAGTAGCTAAATTATCACAACCACTTGCTAAAGATTTTACTAAAGAGGCCTTAATTAAGGTCAAACTTGATTATTAATGTATATTAATGTTTGTATACAAAAAATTAAAACCGAGCGATGTAAGTATTACGCCGTTTGAAGCCCATAAACAATTTAGTTATGTATCTTCATCCGCTGGTAATAATGGAATAACCTTTAGCACAGCACATTGGACCTCAGAAAGTAAAGCCAATTATTCATCTAACACCCTAGCAGGAAATTTTCTAAATCATAGAAAATATTTCCAACTTGATAAAATATTTTATCGTGACTATATTACGGATAGTGCTAATCTTATTCCTGACGTAAATTATATTGATCAAGAAAGAAGATTACATGATAAAGTTAATATTTTAAGTATTCCCCAAAATCAATTTGGTAGTAGAATTAAACCTAATTCTTTTGACCTTACTGGTAGTTTTAATAATGGGGGTACAGTAGTGCGTATGCTTGATGATGGTGAAGGTAATATATATCCTACAACAAATACGTTAGGAATTACTAATTATCCCTCTGAAAATGGAAGATTAGTCTACATAGCACCAATTAAGGGATTTAAAAAAGCCGATCTAGCAACAAATAATAAGACGGGCTTACCTATAATAAATGCTCCTTCTAATTTTACATTAGATAATGTGTATGATGATTCTTACTATTTAAATCAAGTAGATTATAAAAAAATCACATTCACAGATAGAAATACACATTCTGGTTTTACTTCATTTATAGACACAGGAACTAGTGGTTCTTTACGGTTACCACATAATGATTTATATAATTTTAGTCTTAATGATGATTTTAATATAAGTTTTTATTTTAAACTTAGTGATGCTCAAAAAATAGCAACATCAGGTTCATTAAGTAATAACAAATATTTTATTATAGCCAAATCTGATATTAAAACTGTAATACCTAACCCGGGTGAAGGATCATCAGAAGTCTTATCTACTTTTATCAGTGGCAATCTTCAACCATTAGATGTACCCTCTGAAAATAAATATCCTTTTAAGATATATTATAAAAATGATACAACAAATACTGGATCTTTATTCTTCGAAAGAAGTAATGGAGAAGCCACTTCTACTATATCTACTCCCTTATTTGGCTTTGAGGAAGCCACAGCTGGAAGATTAATCCATATTTCAGCACAAAAATCAGGCAGTGAACTTCAACTATGGGTAGACGGAACTAAAACAGTCTCAGGAAGTGACATTAGTCTTGGGGAATGTAAAAATATCCCCCCTACAAATGAGGCAAATTTGTATGTAGGAACTAGAGGAGATGTAGATAGTTATTTAGATGGAAAATTATCTCAGATTATGGTGTGGGATAATGCCTTATCTCAAACCCAAATTCAAAATATATCTGAAAGCATAACAGGT